ACCTGCGGTTACTGCTGCCTCTGCTAATGGTTTTATGACCCTTACAGGCACGTTCAGCCTTGTCAACAATAGATTCTATGGCTTGAAGGTTTTTGCATCGGGAAATCTAATATATCGGGATAGGGTATTCGTAACTTCGCAAACAGATTACGAGAAATTTACGGTGAACCAAAACGTCTACACCGAAGAAACAAGCTATGACAATGAGTACATCATCATCTAAAGTCCACGTTGTGAACTTCAGCTCCTATACCACACCGGTTGTAAAAGAGGTGCAAGGGAAGGACTATGTAGAATACGGAGATAACAACGATTACTTCGGGTATTTAATTGACCGCTACAACGGCTCACCCACCAACAACGCCATCCTCAACTCGTTGATGGATATGACCTACGGCAAGGGCTTGGATGCTACGGACTCTGGCAAGAAGCCAAGCGAGTACGCAGCGATGAGGGGCTTGTTCACAAAGTCTTGCTTGCAGAAGGTTGTTGCTGACTATGTGATGATGGGGCAATGCTCTTTTCAAGTGGTGTACTCGCAAGACCACAATATGATTGTAGAGGTGCAGCACATCCCCGTAGAGACGTTGAGAGCCGCAAGGTGCAACGAAGATGGCGAGGTTGAGGCTTACTACTACGCAAAGGATTGGCTTGCGGTGAGCAGCAGAAAAGAAACTGCGGTACGCATCCCTGCATTCGGCACGAGTAAGGAAGGTTTGGAGATTCTGTACATCAAACCCTACCGAGCAGGATTCTACTACTACTCCCCAGTAGACTATCAAGGTGGGCTACCCTACGCAGAGCTTGAGGAGGAGATTGCCAACTACCACATCAACAACATCCAGAACGGCCTTGCACCCTCTATGCTAATCAACTTCAACAACGGAGTACCAAGCGAAGAAGAACGCAGAACCATTGAGCAGCAGATTGCAACGAAGTTTAGCGGTAGTTCAAACTCTGGCAAGTTCATCCTTGCGTTCAACGATAACAAAGACCTTGCTGCAACGGTTGACCCCGTTCAGCTATCGGATGCTGCGGAGCAGTATCAGTTCTTGAGCGCAGAGGCAACACAGAAACTGATGGTCTCGCATCGTATCGTAAGCCCGATGCTTTTGGGCATTAAGGATAATTCGGGACTTGGCAATAACGCAGATGAACTAAAGACCGCTTCTATTCTTTTGGATAACCTTGTTATTCGCCCCAAGCAGGAGATTATCATTGACGGCATAGACCAAATCTTGTCATACAACGACATCAGCCTAAACCTTTACTTCAAGACCCTTCAGCCTTTGGAGTTCACCGAAACGGAGATACAAGATGCAGAGGTCGTAGAAGAAGCAACAGGCGTTAAAACCGAATCCATTGACCCAATGCAAGTGAGTGAAGTCAACGAGGAGCTAATCCAAAAAGAGGCATCATACAATGGAGCGCAGATTGCAAGCTCTTTGCAGATTATGCAGAGCGTAAAGGATGGCGTTTTAACGGTTGACCAAGCCATCACGTTCTTGGTGCAGATGCTTCAGTTCGACCCACAGGTCGCAAACGCTCTCTTTAAGGGCAACTCCTCTGCTATTATTTCGCAGATGAAGTCGCACAAGTTCAAGAGCGAAGTACCTAATTTCTCCCAAGAAGATGAGCATAAGTGGATAGATGCTCTGCGGGGAAAGGGTGAGGTCGTTGATTTAGAAGAATGGGAACTCATCAGCGATGAGGTAGTCAACGACCCCGACAATGAGGACACCCACCTCGCCACGCAGTACAACTTTGCCGTAGAGGACTTCAGTAACTCGGAATCCAAGAGCAGCTTTGATAGTGGACTTTACAAGATACGCTATGCTTACACCCGTAACATCAGCAGCAACTCCCGCGAGTTCTGCCGTGAGATGGTGGGAGCAGCAAACGGAGGAACAGTATTCCGCAAGGAGGATATAGATATGATGAGCTTTAGCGGTGAGAATGGTCAGTTTGCACCGGAAGGTCAGAGCGTGTACTCTATCTGGAAGTGGAAGGGTGGAGCGTTCTGCCATCACGCTTGGAGGCGTTTGGTTTACTTCCGCAAGCGGCAGGGTGGCAAGTTCCTTCCCAACGAAGGTCTGGACAATGATAAGCTCGTAAGCACCGAGCAGGCAATCAAAGAAGGAGTGCCTACCAGTAAGCTCGTTCCTAACGGATGGGATGCGGCTCAAACACGACCTATTGACACGCCATCAAGAGGCTCATTAAAATACAGATAAGAAATGGCAACGGCATTATTTATTAAGAGAGAGGACTTGGTTCGCAACACCGCGATTGGCGGTAACGTGGACACGGACAAATTTATCCAGTTCATCAAGATAGCGCAGGAGATACACATCCAAAACTACACAGGCACGAAGTTGTATGATAAAATCAGCAATGACATCATCGCCAATACTCTTGCCAATCCTTACTTGGCGTTGGTGAACGACTACCTTCAACCGATGCTCATCCATTGGGCTATGGTGGAGTATTTGCCGTTTGCTGCTTATACCATCGGCAACGGTGGTGTGTTCAAGCACAACTCCGAGAATAGCACTACCGCAGAAAAGATTGAGGTTGACTATTTGGTGAACAAGGCTCGTGACTTAGCGCAGTATTACACCGACAGGTTTATCACTTATATGAGCTACAACCAAGCCTCATTCCCCGAATACAATAGCAACAACAACGCTGACGTTTACCCTGATACTGACTCTAACTTTTCAAGTTGGGTTTTGTAGTTATCTTTAACAAAAAAAGCGTATGCAAGAAGAATGGAAAGAAGTCGTAGGCTTCGAAGGATTTTATGAAGTCAGCAACATAGGCCGAGTCCGAAGCTTAGACAGAAGGGCGGAACGGCTTGGTAAGTTCGGTCAGCCATCTCATAATATGTACAAGTCAAAGCTTGTAACTATGTGGATAACAAATTTTGGTTATTTGCGTATGACACTAAATAAAGAGGGCAAGAAGTCAAATCATTTAGTTCACCGCCTCGTGGCAAATGCCTTTATACCTAACGTAGATAATAAAGAAACAGTTAACCATAAGAACGGGATAAAGGTTGATAATCAAATTGATAATTTAGAATGGGCAACAAGAAGCGAACAAACCAAACACGCTTGGGCAACGGGTCTGAATCACGGCAAAACGGGTTGGAGGGGAAAATACGCACCTACACACCGAAGCGTAGCAACATTGTGAAGTTAAAGAGTTATTTAGACAATGGGAGTTCAAGGCGATTGGGGACAAGGAGCAGCAAACAATGACATCTTTTGGGGTCAAGCTGCTGCAACGAATAGTATCTCTTGGGGTATGGTTCAGCCATTGTCTTATGGTCATCCTACGACTAACCTTTACGGCAACAACGAGCAAGGTGCTTGGCAGTTGATAGAAGAAATTTGGAATACTTGGTCAACAACTTGGAATAGTTAATTATGGGAACAACTTTAACGGGGACTACTCCCCAAGACACTTACGATAGCCTTATTAAGGTTACCGACAACGGGCCGTTAAGCGGTACGGCTAAATACCTATCTGATGGATTGGGCAATGATTCGGTTCTTGCTCTTTCAACTACGGCGGTAGGTATTGGTACCAACACCCCCGTTGGAAAATTAACTATTGCAGGAACTTCCGCACAACCGCCTTCAAGCGGAACTACACCCAACTCACTATTGCAAATAAAGGGCAGTTTAGGAAACCAATTAAACATTGGTTCTAATACTGCTACGGGTGATTATGGTTCATACATTCAAGCGAGCGATACTAATTTAGCGGTTCCTTATCCTCTGAATTTACAACCCGTAGGAGGCAACGTAGGCATCGGCACGAGTGCGCCTGCTGCTAAATTGCACGTTGCGGGTGAGAATATCATTTTAGACCGCACAGGAGGCGACCCATTCATTTCATTCTACACGGGTGGAACTACTAACAACGTGGCTTTGTATGGTGGAGCAAGCACGGGACTTCGTGCTTTTGTAGGTGGTAGCGAGCGTGTTCGTGTTACTGCAAACGGCCTAACCTTCAATGGTGACACCGCAGCAGCCAACGCCCTTGATGACTACGAGGAGGGGACTTGGACTCCTGTGTTGCGTGGTGCTGCTACTGCGGGTACTTATGAAACGGATTCGGTGTTTGCTAATTACACCAAGATAGGTCGGCAAGTGAGCATAAATATGATTTTTAACCTTGCCGCTGCCGTTACGGGTGGGGGTACGGGTTATGCTATAATCACGGGACTGCCCTTTACCAAAAGTGCTAACCAACAAATTGCGGCAACTGCAAAATTTGGTACTGTGGACTTTAATGCATCAACAAAGTACGTTATTGCTGAATTTAATAGCGTAGCCGCAACATCAATTTTTTACTTTGCTGAGGTTCTTGATAATGCAGCCCCAATAGATTTGCCAATATCAGCATTTGGTAACAACTCACAGATTCAAGTTAGCCTCACCTACTTCGTATAATAAATAAAACTAAACAAAATGATTGAAGAAGTAATCTACATCAGCGAATTCAACGTCAGCCTTGACGGAACTATCGCAGTCCGCAAAACCACAGACGTTGTAAAAGACGGAGCCGTAATCGCTTCATCTTATTGGCGCACGGTACTCCAAGTCAACGACCCTGCTGCCGATGAGGTATTGGGAGTTGATGGCTACTACCGCACTTTGGCTTCAGATGCTTGGGCAATGGTTCCAACGCCCATTGTGGTTGAGGAGGCAGCAGCCGAGTAAATGGAACACCTACAACAACGCTTGGATGCATTAAAGCAGCAAGAGGCGAATCTACTAATGCAATTAGATGAGGTTCGTGTCTTGGTATCTGCCTATGAGAACACCCTTAACAAAGATGACAAAGGAGTCGGCTGATAGCGTTGTAACCTCTTGGTCTCTGACAGGCACAGGGCTGCTTGTGAGCTACGTTCACCAAGCCTTTGGGCTTATGGTATTAGTTGCCTCATTGGGCTACACGCTATGGAAGTGGCGCAGGGACTATCTCAAGGACAAAGGTGCTAATTGAGCGCATCTTCGGCAACCCCAAGACCACGCTTTTAGGGCTGCTAATCATCGCACTATGCTTCGTGCTTGTCTTCTATGAGAAGGCATCGCTTACGGAGGTAAGTGCTTTTATGATGGGTGCGTTCGCACTACTATTTCTTAAAGACCCTAAAGATGGCGAAGCAACAGGCGATAAGCCAAAGGATAAGTAAGAGCAAGAAGCGAGGCAAGCATTCCAAGAGTGCATCTGCCAATAAAGCGAGTAAGAACTACTCCAAGCCCTACAAGTCGCAAGGTCGTTAAAATGTGCATTAAGGCGCACTAATTCGGATAATGTCCGATTAAAGCATCAAGAAGTTTCACTTTAGTGCAATTAAAGGCACTATGCAAAATGCGCATAATGTGTAAAAATTACAAATCTTGATATTAAAAACGTGACCAAGCGTAAACTCTCCCGAATCATTTTGCATTGCACCGCTACGCCAGAAGGCCGCCACGTTAGCGTTGACACCATCCGCAACTGGCACGTCAAGGACAGAGGGTGGAAGGACATCGGCTACCATTACGTCATTTACTTGGATGGCTCGGTACACGAGGGTAGACCCATTGAGCAGGTAGGCGCACATACAACCGGTCACAATGCCGACTCCATAGGCGTGGTCTACGTTGGTGGGTGTGATTCCAAGATGAAAGCGAAGGACACCTTAAACGAAGCGCAAGAGGTAGCGATGGTTAATTTGATAGAGGCATTACGAGCAGCACACGGAGAAATGACCCTACACGGTCACAACGAGTTTGCTGCAAAGGCTTGCCCTTCGTTCAACGTCAAAACCAAATTCCATTGGCTTCTTTAGAGGACTTCATCAACGATTTAGAAAATGCTCAACAACCGACTTGCAATGTGGACAATCCTGCTGACTGCGACTCTTGCGGTAGTTAGCAGTTGCGCTACTGTGAAACCCGTCCTTCAGAGTGTGATTGTAAGGGATACGGTGATTGTCACCAAGACAAAGTACCTAACCGACACTCTGGAACTCTACAAGGACACGACCATCTACCAAGACAAGGTGCGTCTTCAAATGCAGTACATAGACCGAAAGGTATTCGTTAAGGCAACCTGCTTGCCCGATACCATCCGAGTCACACAGACCAAGATTCTAACGAAGGAGAAGAAGCAAAGGGGTTGGACTCTCGAAGGTGGGCTTACGATGCTTGCCCTTGTTTTGGTCGCTGCGTACTTCGTAAAGAAGTGGATAGATAAACTATTGGAGTAATTATACCCTTTAAGATACATTAGAGCCGTTTTAAGCGACTTTATATGCGAAAGGGTATAGTTCTATACCTTGAGGTATTTGAAGCCCGCAAATCAAAGATTGTATTCTTTTTCTTTGTTTAGTTTCTTTTTCTTTAAGTTAGTTGGTTAAGTTAAGAGTTGACTAACTACTAACTTGAGTTAACTTGAAAGTTGATTAAGTTAACTAATCAAGTAACTTAACTTGTAAAAAAAACAAAATAAAAATGAGATACGCAAGTCCCTATGTTAATTTGTAATGATTCTAAATAATGAATGACCACATTTACATTTATTGGGATGATGTACCTTTGACCAATGACACCAAAGTACTACATCGGCAAGACGTTGAAGATAGAGGCGAAGGATGTTGTGATGGACTTCCAAGCTGACAATTACAACTTGGGTACTGCTCTAAC